AGGGTCCAGGTGGCCCGCTCGACTGGCCCGTTCCAGGATCCGGTCCGGGAAGGTTCCCTCGGCTTCGTCGTCTTGGCCACAGTGACCTGGAGGGTGACTCGCTCGCCAACCGGGACGGGCAGGAAGGCGCCCTGTGGCCCCTCCTCCTGCCTCTTCTCGAACTCCTCGACCAGCCGCTCCATAAGAGCGACCTGCTTCTCACTGGGGCACCAGGGCTCCAAGATGATCCGGGCGACGATCCCCTTTGGATCCTCCAGGCACATCTTCAGCAGCCTCACGAGCAGCGCCGGGTTGTCCTGGTTCCACTGGGTGCGAGCAGCCTTGTGCTGCTTCATGGTCCTGCGAGGCTTGCTCATGAGCGCCCCCCTTCGCCGTCCAGGAAGAAGAGCAACAGGTCACCGAGTCCGGCGAGAGTCTCCTCCAGGTCGGCTATCTCCCCTTCGTGCCCCTCCGGGCTGTAGTCCCCCTCCGCTGGGAATCCGAAACGCTCGACTGGTCGGAACCAGTCCGGAGCGCCGGAGATGAGTGCCGACTTCGCATCTCTCAAGGTTTCGAGTGCGCTGGTGGGGAGGCTCATGAGCGCCCCCCTTCGCTGTAGGAGTCAGCGAGGTCGGCCCAGTAGACCACCGCACCGAGGTGCCAACCACGCCCGTCCCGGCAGAGAGGAACCATGCAGTTGATGGTCTTCGTTCCCCGCTCGGTCACTCCGCCGCCGATGTTGATGTAGTCGTCGGGGTGCTGGAGATAGGGGTCGTGCTTGCGGGTGTGCAGGATCCAGTCCTCACTGGGCATCTCTTCGCCTCGTGGGCAACTGGTCGTGAATGCCCTGGCCTTCACCTCGACGGCGGTCTGGGCGATGAGGCGGCAGAGGCGCCCCTCGTCCCACCCTGTGACCATCGCAACGGCACTCACTCCCACATTGTCAATTACCACATCGTTGGTCAGGACTGCCAGTGCGAAGTCCAGCCTGTTCATTTTGTTGGCCATGGTGGCCTCCTTCTTCTTCTCAAGGTTGTCTGCCTCGTCAGGCCCACGGAAACACCCGTGGACGACGACCCTCCAGTGGGGCCGTTTCGGCTGGTCGAGTCGGCTACGGGCTCAGGTATTCTTCTCCATCGGCCTCAGCCTCGGCCACATCGCTGCACCGGACGCAGTAGTCCATGTCCTCTTCGCTCATCTTGAAGCGACCGCACCCGGTCACGCAGTAGGGGTTGTCCCTCTGTGCGCCCTTGGCCTCGCCCTGGGTCGCTGGGATCACAGCGTAGAACTCGAACTGAAGTGCCCAGTCCTCTGCCTCGTGCAGCCTCCTGGCACTCTCATTGTTGGCCCCGAGCACTTGCTCCCACCCCTGGCGGATCATGTCGATGCTGACGGGGTCACCGGGCATGAAGTCCAGCGCCGCCATCGAGGCACCCTGGTCGTGGTTCACAAAGTCGAAGACCCAGTAGCGTTGGTATTCGTGGTTGGGGTCTCGGAAGACCAGCAGGCACCCTTCCAGGCTGGCGTTGCGCAGCGGGTCACAGAACCGTCTCTTAGTGGCTTCGTTCAACATGGCGTTCCTCCTTCGTCTGGAAAGTCAGCGAGACAGGCCTCGTAAATCCTGGTCCGTTGCCCCTCGGTCAGTTCGCCGCCCTCGTTGTACACCCCGTAGAGGTTTGCGAGGTGCTCCTGGGCGTTCCAGAAGGCGGCCCTCTGAGTGTGGTCCTGCTCCGTCCTCTTATTGGCGTTGGCGAGCAGGCGCTCCACTTGCTGGAGGGGGCCTCTTATCCCTGCCGGGAGCCCGCTGGTGCGGGGAGGGATCCTCATGAGCGCCCCCCTTCGCTAGTCAACTCGAAGCACCCGGTGTAGGCGAGGTAGTGCTCCTGGAGGTAGTGGGCGTTGATGGTGGCGAGACCGTGCAGACGCTTCCGGTGGTCACCGTTGCCCGTGTGCCAGTCGGGGTGGTCCAGACAACTGTCCAGCAGGTCCAGCAGTTCGTTCTGGAGTTTCAGGAAGGTGGCGTCACGCTCAACGATCCTGCGCAGCGAGCCATAGGTCCGGACGGCGGCGGGCAGGGCCTCCAGGATCACATCCTCCAGTTTCAGCGCCTGCTCCAGTTTCGTCTTCTCGTCGTCACTGTTCGCCAGCGCCTCCTCCAGCAGGGCGATCAGTTCCAGCGTCTGCTCTCGGTCGAAGTTGAAGACCACATCGTCCAGGTCTGCGTCCACGGTCTCGGTGGTCCAGGCTGCCACCCGCACTCCAGGCGCTGAGTGCCGAGGGGTGATACTGAGTTTTCCGGCAGTGCTAGTGCTTCCGTATAACATTCTGTCTCCTTCTGGTTGGGAGGGCGGCGAAAGTGCCACCCTCAACATACCTCTAGTAGAACGGCATGGATCTGTCCCGTCAACCTATGTGGGCAAAGTTCTTATCGACTTGTTTACTAAACCCCTACAGAGGGACAGGAGAGCGGTGGTACTGTGATAATAAATATTGGAGAATCTCCAGGGAGGCGGGCTTGCAGTAGTACAGTGCTCGCCGGGTCGGGACGGGAGCAGGGCCTCGGGGGCAGGCTGGCAGGTCAGCAGGCAAGCACAGGGTTGTGTCGTCTGGGCCTCCACTGTCTCCCGCCCGTGGGTCGCTGGTCGGTGCGCCGGGTAAGAGGTCGGGTCGTGCTGGTCGGTGGTCAGGTCGCTGGTCAGGTCGGGCTGGTCGGGTGGTGCTGGTCGGTGGATCAGTGGTCGGATAAGACTGACCTCGTTCCCCCCCCGTGCGTGCCGTGCGAGCGGGCGTGCGTGCGGGTGGATCGGAGGGGGCGGGGGCCGGATCCTGGGGGTTCGGATAAGACCGACCTCGACCCGGGCGGAGGGGGGGGCGGGCCCCCGGCGGGGCCGTGTCGGCGGCAGGTATTATATCCCCTTTGCCGAAATCTGGGCGTGTATTACTGGGTAGTGCTCTGAGGGGGTGGTAGTGGCCGAGGAGGGCTGTGGGCGATTGCCCCGCTGGCCGCGTTGTTGCCCCCCTCGACCTTGAGGTTCGGAGAAGTTTGCGTCAGGTACTTATCCCGGGCTGGTACATAAGGTATCTCGTGGAGGTGCTCCAGTATCCCTCGTCTAACTTTCTCGGCAGTTCTTATGCAGGCTTTGGAGGCACGAGCGAAGTCTTCCTTGCAAACGCTTCGCTGGCGGACCTTGCCCAGTAAAAAGGAAACTTCCTCTAGAGTGAGCAGGGAGGGATCGTACTGAACGCCTAAATAGGAGGGGGGAGGTTCTTTTCTTGGGATTTCTTCCCCTTTGGTCTAGATGGGCCATCAGTTCAGCCCACTAGATTGGTAGATAGGAGCACTAATCAAAACCCCCCCTACCCCCCCTTCGATTTGAAGGAGGTTGTGCGTGTGGCAGGAACCTGACCTAGTAAGCCCGCTGGGTCTAGTTCCAATCGCACTGGTAGGGGGGAGAAGAAGAAAAGCCAGCCCACTGAGTTGGTGAGTAGTCGCTCTCGTCGTCGAAGACCCCAAACTTGACGACCAGCCATTGGACTCGACATTCAGGAGTCCGCTGGCTGAACGCTGGACAGCCTACTTCGGGCCTCTTATGGTGTCAATATGAAAAAGAAAGACCCTGAGTCCGTACCCAACATCCCTACTATAACCGCTGGCCGCTCTGACAAGGTAGGCCAATATCTTGTGCGTGAACTTCTCAAGGACCGAATGGAGAAGAACATAGAGAAGGGAATGACCTTCAAGGACGCGGCGGAGAGTGCTGGCATTCCGTATGAGGTGGCTATATCGAGGGCCACCACGGACTCGGAGTTCCAGCGTTGGTTGGCTGCTGCGCCGGACAAGGGCCAGGAGGAGATCAAGGGGGGGCTGAAGACTGGGCTCCAGATCAAGGGTGAGTTCATGAACAGGTTGGCCAAGGTGGGCCTGTTTGACAAGATTGCCCAGATGGCTGAGGACGCCGACCCCGCCACTCCCGAGGGCCAGCAAATGCTAGGCTTCTTCATGAGGTATGTGGTTAAGGACATCCTTCCGAAGGAGAGTGCCACGAAGGTGGAGCAGACGACGAAGGTGGAGCATTCTGATATGACTGACGAGCAACTGCTATTGCAACTGGAGGCGAGGCGAGCCAAGCGAATGGCGCTCCAGCAGCGTGCTCAGGAGATCGAACTCAGTGAAGGGGGGAGTGCAGTTGGCTATTAGCGACGACGAGCGTGACCGTCTCATGGGTGAACTGGCCCTGGAAGAGGAACTGGTAAGAAGGCTCGACGGCAACCCCCTTGCTCAGTTGAAGCCCAATCCTCGCCAGTGGGACTTTCTGAACTCAGCCACCCACGAGACCATGTTCAGCGGCCTCAATCAGGCTGGTAAGAGCACGGCCCTCTGCCTGAAGGCTGCCTACCACCTCACGGGGATCTATCCCAAGGAATACACGGGCCCAAGGTTTGACGGCCCGATCAACTCAGCCATTGGTGGTGAGACTGCCCAGTCCACCCGAGACCTCTTATGTGATCGCTTGCTGGGCACTTTAGGTGAGCGTGGCACGGGCTACATTCCGAGTGAGTGCGTGGACGAGGCGAAGATAACAAGGCTCACTGGCGGCATTCCCAACCAGATCGACTTCTTCCAGGTCAAGCACCACGATAAGAACGGGGCCTTTGACGGGTGGAGTAAGTGCTTTGTGTTCTCTTATTCGAGTGGTTGGCAGCGCCTTCAGGGCTACACGCTCCACTGGATAGGGTGTGACGAGGAACCGAAGTTCGACATTTACGACGAGTTCAGTGCGAGGCTCAACGCAACCAACGGCTACATGGACATGGCTCTGACTCCGCTCCAGGGCGAGACTGCCCTCTATCTGCTCTTTGAGGAGGATAAGAGTGGCGTGCGGGTCATGATTAACTACGACATCATGGACACCGACCACATGACGGACGACGACCGCGCCCGTCTGATTGGCAAGTATGAGAACCACCCACTGGCTGAGGCCCGTCTCCATGGCCGTCCAGTAAGAGGGGAGGGGCTTGTCTACACCACCCCTGACCACATATTGGAGATAGAGGACTTTCTTATTCCGGAGCACTGGAAAGAGATCATTGGTCTGGACTTCCCCCACGGCACGGGCGTGTTTGCTGCGGTGAAGATGGTCTACAACCCTGACGACGATGTGCTCTATTTGGTGAGTGAGTACAAGGACGAGGGCAGGGAGAGCGTGGTCTATGCTGACCGGGTGCGCCTCATGGGGGGTGGCACTTGCCCGGTGGCTTGGCCCCACGACGGTGCCCGCACATTCACCGACGGCTCCACCATAGCGAAGAAGTATAAGGGGTACGGGCTTGCAATGTTGCCCGGTCCCGCTCATTTTGTTACGCTAGAGGGTAAGAAGACTTTCGCCATCATGAGTGCGGTTGAGGAGATGGTGGACCGAATGCAGACGGGCAGGTTCCGTGTGTTCAATTCATCGTGCCATAAGTGGTTCCGGGAAAAGCGCAGATACAAGCACAACGCTGGTAGGATTGCGGCAAAACAGGACGATCACCTCATAGACGCCATGCACAAGGCGATCATGATGTTGAGGGAGGCTAGGCCCTCCAATGAAACAAAAGAAATGATAGCCCCGCGAATGCCGGAGCATGACTTCTTCGGCGGATAAGAGGAGGCCCAGTGTCTAAGGATCTTGATGAACTGATTGACCGCCTGGAGTACATGAAGGGCTTGAGGTACAACGACGAGCAGACTTGGCAAGAGATTAGCGACCTCATGATGCCTTTCCGTGGGGATATCACCACCACCAAGAGCACTGGTAGCCGGAGGGTTTCCCCGGTATTTGACAGCACGGCCATGCAGGCTGCTGACACCTTCGTCAACTTTATCAAGGGCGCAGTGATCCCTGGCAACCTGGACTGGCTCAAACTGGAGGCATCGGCCCCATTCACTGACGACCTGAAGGTGCAAGAGGCTCTGGACCTCTCCTCCACCAAGATCCTGGAGGCCCTCTCGGGCTCCAACTTCTATATGCAGGCCACGGCCTTCCTGCGGGACTTTGCCGTGCTTGGTAATGGGACCATGTTCGTCAACGAGCGCCCCCCGAAACTGAACCGCTCTGGCTCCACCTTTGGTGGCCTCAGTTTCGAGGCTGTCCCGGTGAGCAGAATGTGGTGGTCTACGGGAGCGGAGCAGGCCCCGACTATCATGGCGAGGGTGTTTGAACTACCAGCCCTTGACGCTTTCAAGTTCTTTGGTGGCAAGCCGGGCGCCGCCTGCCTGGAGATGCTTGAGAGAGATCGAATGGGCACGGTGGAGTATTTCCACTTCTGTTACGAGAACGAGGACAAGATTCCTGGCGGCATTTCGTCGGCCATGGAGAAGCCTTGGGTGAGCCAGTTCCTGTCCCTGGGGGCCAGACCGGAGATCATTCGAGAGGGTGGATTTGAGTTCTGCCCCTACATAATCAGCCGCTGGATGGTGGTTGACGGCGAGACCTATGGGCGAGGAAGAGGGCACTTGGCCCGGCCAGACACAAAGGGCGTGAATGAGTTGCGCAGGCAGATCCTCATTGCCGCTGGTAAAGATCTGAATCCCCCATTGATGGTGGAGCATGACACGATGGTCACCCTCGACTTCTCGCCCAACGGGATCATGGTGACCCGCCCCCCCATAAAAATGAACCCCACCTACCTGAAGAGTGATTCCAGGTACGAGGTGGCTGACGGCATTGCGAGGCTAGACCGGGACCAGATTGGTCGAGCCTTCATGAGCGAGGTGTTTGACGAGCCTGAGACCCAGCCCCGTAGTGCTGAGGAGAGCAGGCTCCGCCAGAGCAGGATGCTCCAGAAAATGGCAAGCCCAGCGGAAGTGATGAGCCATGAGTTCCTCACCCCTCTTATTGACGCCGTGGTGGAGTTAATGAGCAGGAATGGCGCCCTACCGGAACTGCAAGAGATTGTGGAGGGGGGCGTGGATGTGAATGTCCACTACCAGAGTCCCGTCTTCACTGCGCAGAAAGCGAGCGGCGGGAGCAAGGTTCAGGCTTTCCTGGAGAGACGACTCATGTTATTCCAGGCCACCCAAGACCCCGCTTGGCTGGATGATATAGACTACGACGCTATAACATCCTACGATGCAAGGACCGCCGATGTGCCAGCGGAGATATTCCGCACACAGGAAGAGGTGGCAATGCGGAGGGAGGCCCGTGCGCAGGCACAGGCCCAACAAATGATGATGGAACAAGCACAACAAGCGGCACAGATTGCTGCTACACAAGGAGGAGGCCCAGAGGGGATGGCGCCGGAGCCAGCCCTTCCAGGCATGACGGAAGGACCACCGATTGGGTAACGAGGAGATGAACAAGGTTAATGACTCCATGTACACCGTGGACGATAAGGCCATGCTTATTGATGTGTGTCTTTTATTCGAGAGCGATCTCGGTAAGAAGGTGCTGGGGTACATGGAAACGCTGAGTGGGGCCATGCACTCCCTTGAGCCGGAAGAGGTGGAGGCCCGTGAAACTGGTAAGAGTGTGCCTATCTGCCCGATAGGAATGAGCAAGCGGAATGGCCAGAGGGCCTTCTACTGGCGTATCATTGCAATGATTGGCGAGGGTGACCGACTCCGAGGGGGGATTGAATGAGCGACCTGAATGAAACTTTACCAGACGACTTCGAGGGCCGGGCAGGCTTGGCGGAGAAGTTTGGCACCGTGGCAGACCTAGCAACCTCTTATCAAGCCCTCCAGGGGCAGATGGGCGGAAGTGCCAGGGTTCCAGGCGAGGACGCCTCCCCTGAGGATTGGCGCTCCTTCTACACCAAGATGGGCGCCCCGGTCAGCGTTGAGGGCTATGGGGTGCCAGAGGACATGGACGCTGGAACCAAGTCCCAGTTGGTTGGCCTCAGACAGCAGGCCCTGGATTCCGGGCTCACCTCAAAGCAGTGGGATGGCCTGATTGGAACGGTGGCCACTGGTGCGTCCTCCCAGATAGAGGGCCACCGAGCCCTCATCGAAGCCACCAAGGAGGAGTGGGCCACCCAGTCCAGGAAGAAGTACGGCGACCAGTTTGATTCAAAACTGGCCATGGCGGAACGAACCTATCGTCACATTGTTGGCGACGACGCAGAGGTGGGCGCTCTCCTGGAGAGCACTGGGCTCAATAAGAACCCTAGATTACTGGACCTATTTATGAAGGTTGGAGAACAAATGGCAGACGATACGATTCCAGCCGACGCTGGTGGAGCCCCTCAGGGCAATGCGAACTCTCTGGCCATGCGGGCCAGGAAACTACTCAAGGAGGGTGCAGTTAACAATCCGCGCCACCCTGACTATGAGGAAGCCTACCAGGAGTACATGAGAATCCAGTCCAATCTCATGGATCAGGGCTTTGCCGGGATAACAGATCCCCGCCTCAAAGAAACCCAGGAGTTCCCCCTTTACGAAGATGTGTAAGACCTGATAGAGTGAACCTGTTCGATAACCCTAAGGGCCGGGCTGACCGCAGGAAAGACTGCCGAAGGGGCTCGCGTGTGAGCCAAGGGAAGCCCGGTGTCGGACAACTTCTCGTAGTTTGATAAAACAATAAACTACGCAAGGAATCTGCCACCATGGCTATTACCAACGCACTGACTGATCTTGGTAATCTGACGGGCAACGCCGGAACCGCTGGCGCAGGCTATAAGGTTTCCAACCTTTATAAGCAGGCATACAGCGACGCGGTGCGCCTCCAGATCCAGCAGTTCGATTCTCTGCTCTCAGATACTCTCCAGCGTGAGAGCATCGAGGGCGAGGTCAAATCATTCGACCGACTCGACAAGAAGAGCGTTGACGACCTCCTCACCCGTACCCGCAGTGGCCTCTACGGCATCGCCAATGGCGTTGCTGCCGGAACCACCCTCCCTGCTGACGCAGTGTATGGGGCGAGCGACACCCAGCGCCGCATGATCGAGCCTCTGTGGTTCGAGTATGCGGAACTCTTCGATCCCCGTGACTCTCAGGGGCTGATGAAGGCCGTGCGGCCCGATTCGCAGTACCTCCGCAACCTCGCAGCCATCTTCAACCGGAAGAAGGATCTGATCATCCTGGACTCGCTGTCCAAGAATGTGACCGTTCAGCAGCGAACTGGTTCCGGCGTAACGGTGAACAAGACTGTGGCCTTCACTAACAATATGCAAAACACTGGAACCGGAGCAACGGCTGCGGTTGGTGACTACAGTGGGACTGGCTTCGCAACCGAGGGCCTTGAGATTGGCTGCAACCTTGGCAAAGCGGTCAATACTATCAGTCACCCAACCGTCACCACCCCCCTCTTCCAGGTGACGGCAACCGGGGTGATCGACACAGGCTCATGGAATGCCGCTGGTGTGGAATATGTTAGCGCTGCCGCCGGGGCCGGGCAAGTTCTCGCAGCAACCGAGTACGACGCCAGCACCACCCCACCAACCGTCATCATCCCGGCCACTGGCAGTGGCGATGGCGCTCTTGCTGTTGGCACCGTGACTGAGTTGAACATCGAAAAACTCATCCGTGCCCGGCAGAAACTTGACGCCAACAACGCACTCATGCCCGGCACACGCTACATTTGCCTGTGTCACCCGAACAACTTCTACAGTCTCATGTCCGACTCGACTGACACTCGCTTCACCAGCATTGATTTCAATGACGGCAAGCCGCTCACGAGCGGGGAGGCTTTCAAGTTCATGGGCTTTGAGTTCAGGATCACCAACGAACTGCCGCAAGCCGTAACTGATAACACCTCTGCCTCCAGCACCAGCGTCTCCGACTTCGATGTTATCAATGAGGCCTCGCCTGTGGTCTGTGGCACCAAAGCGTCCAATGTTCCGGTTCGCTGGGTGTACTTCTACACCGAGCAGTGCGGCATCTTCGGCATGAACCAGGAAATGCAGATCCGGTTCGACGAGATTCCCGAGCGTGGGTATGCCCTTCAAATGTGGCACCAGATCGGGATGAACGGGCTACGCATGGACGGTGACTGCATCGTGCGCGTGGCGTGCAAGGACGAGCCAGCATAGGTAAGAGTGGGGGCCTGCTGTGACAGGGAAGATGAACTCGATTAGCGCTGAGACACTGACTCGGTTTACCTCCGCGTCAGGGCTTGGTACATTCGGGACCGTCTATGTAAACCTGCTCACAGCAGGCCCCGCTAACGATGGCACGGTGACGACAGCCGCAGACGGCACGGAGTGGCTACTGGCCAGATTGCCGATTCAAACAACCGAGTGGAACACCCCGGCGATTGTTCCCGGCAATCCCAATGCCGTGCAGATCACCAACGGCATCCTGCTAACCTGGGCCGACATCACCTTCGACACCACTGCCGACCCCGTGGTCACCACTGCCACCGTGACGCACATTGGCGTGTGGAGCACTTTCGATGACCCGGAATCTCTGCTCTACTGGGACGAGTTGGAGGTTGCTCGCACTGTGAACAACGGCGACACCTTCCAGTTGGGTACGGGCAAACTAAGGATACGGGAGGACTAACGGAATGAATAACGCAAGTGCCGGAGCCAGTGCCAATGCTTCCGTTGAGCGGGGCACGGCAGTGGACGCAACCATGAAGGAGCGCGGCTACCTGGAATACGAGGTGGTTGGCCCCCATGGTGAGGTGAAGCAGACCGCAACTAGCGAGAACGCTCTCACCACCGTGGGCGCCGTGTACATCCTGGACCTCGTCAGGCCCACCACTCACACCTCTCCGGGCGTTCATGACACCTCGCTGTATCTAGGTCTGATTGGCGATGTTACTGGCGTCCTTTCCTCGGCAGATACAATGGTCACTCAGGCTGGTTGGTCCGAAGAAGACGACACTAGTTATATACGGAAGACTTGGGATCCATTAGCGGCGACTAGCGGCGCGCCGTCGTTCCTGACTTACCAGTCCACATTCACAGAGAATGGGTCCAACATAATCGTGTACGGGGCGTTCTTGACTACGGATTTGTCGGGAACCACAGGCACGCTGATAGCGACCTCGTTGCTAACTGGGGGCGGAACCCTCTCGATTGGCGTGGACGACACATTGAACATTACATTCAAACTCACACTGGCCTAAAGGAGGCACGATGAACAGTAACGCGGGGGCCAGTGACAAGGCCGAAATCGAAGTGATAAGAGGCACGCCCCCTCCAGTGGGAATGGTTGGGGTGAGCGGCGAGTTCCACATCACCGCACACCACCAAAACGGCGAGGAGTTCTACCGCAACACAGTGAAGAACGCCACGACGACGGAGTGGCTCACGGAAATGTTGGAGATATTTGGTGGCCCGAACGCGAACCTGGGCACAGACCACACTGGCGGCGTGGCCAGTAATGGTGTCATCCAGTCCTTCATCGGAACTGATGCCACATACGGCACGCCCACTGGCAGCGCGTACCAGTACCTGATTGGGCTTGGCACTGCGGCTGACCCCAACAATGTCACTGACGGACTCGTTGATACCGACACAACATACGCGAACATCGCCGACGGCACTGCTTTCTCCGAGGTGGCCGCCAGCACGGCGGGCATCACAGGTTACACGAGGCAGGAGTTCAGTATCGCCGACGGCATCACGCACGCCACTGCTGACCCCAATTGTACGGTGACCAACGGCACTGGTGGAACCCGCGCCACTTGGACTCGTGGCGGCAGCGACACGGGCACGCTCTCGATTACTTGCGTGATGATGGTGTTCTCCCACAGTAATGTCAGCGACGACGCGACTGTGGGGGCCAACCAAGCGGCAGGCTCGCTCAACAGGCTGATCTGCTGTGCAGACATCGCAGCCACCCCCGTGGACCTGCTTGCCAGCGACACCATCAATGTGCAGTACACATACACACTGACTGCGTCTCTCTGATGCCTAAACCGAAGAAGCCGAAGAAGAAGCCCAAGAAGGCGGGCGGAAAGCCGAAACGAAGCGCGGGGCCGAAGCACTACTAAGAAGACACACCTCCTCGTGGGGGATGGGGGGCCAGTGGAGTTCTCCATCCCCCTATTTTTTGGGGGCCCGATTGCTAAAACCGTTTTCCGCCTCCAACCCGAAGCCTGTGGTTCCAGCCACCTTCCCGTCTGATCTAGATGTGAAGGACGGGATAATCGACGGAACTTACACTCTTGCCTATCAAGACTCTGACGATAACTGGTATTCGATCACGGAATCCTATGATCTCTTCGATGATACTGAGGCGGGGTATATTGGTTTTCGTTGGCTCGACACGACGATCCCCACCGAAATAAAAATCTGCTGTAGGGCACTGGTCAAGGCTTCCGGAGTTCCGGAGTTGGCGAGGGA